ACTTCATCGGAGACTTTGACAGTTGATTCGATGATGTAATTCTTATCTTGCTTGTCCACGTCCGTAGCGCTTATGGCCGAGTGTATTGCGTAACGCAGTTGTTGGTCCGTTACGAGATAGCGGGTCATGGTAATTCCTTTCAATCGGTGGTGATTTGTGTGAGTCAGCACATTTCTACCTTGGTGGCAGACTGTGCACGGCCAGCCTGTATCCGCAGTACGGGCAGGTCACGTAATATGTGCCCACCGTCTCGCCGCAGTGGGCGCACTCTACATATCGGATTGTCCTGCTCATTTCGTGTCCTTCCAATGTTTTTCACGCCAGTCGGCTACAGCCTTGCGGTCTTCGTCTGTTAATCCCGCATGGCACTTGAACATGACAAGGCTGAGCGCGGACTCGTAGCCTTTGCTCCATTTGTCAGGCACGCCATGCACATGGTTCTCGTCGAAGAGGTAACGGCAGTAATCATGCAGTTCGTCAATCGTCATTTCGCGCCCTCGCTTTGATTCGGCACCTCGGACGGTATGGAGTCGCTGTGGCCGAGCATGGAACGGCAGTGGTCGGCTGTATTTTCGTATGCGTTGATTTGTCCCCTCATGACACTGTATGCGTCCATGTCATGCTGCATCAGAAGAGCGCTCGCCAGTCTCAGGCCTTCCGCTGCTAACTGTTTGCACCAGTCGATGATCTCGTTGAGTGTCTTGTCTTTCTCGGTGACGTTCGTTGCCATTTAGAACACGTCCCATTCGTTGTCGGTCTGGTTGAGCGAGTTGGTCGGGCCGAACGTGTCGGTTCCCGGCCACTGGTTGCCGGTCTGCTGGTCTTGCTGAGGCTGCTGGTTCTTCGCCTTGAGCATGGCGAGGCTGATGGTCGCGTGTTCGATGATGAAGTCGGTGCGCGGCTGACCGTGATTATCGGTGCCGGTCTTCCATTTGAGGACTCCTTCGACGCGGACAGGGGTGCCCTTGCGTAGCATGCGTTCGTAGGTTTCCGCAAGTCTCAGGTCATATTCGAAGATGGTCGCCCACATGGTGTCGTGGTCTACCCATTGTTTTGTGGTCTTGTCCATGTGTCCGCCTGTGGCGGCGACTCGGATAAGCATGTAGGGGGTGCCGTTGCGGGTCTGTTTGCGTTCGGGGTCTGCCGTCAAGCGTGCGAGCGGTAGCGTGATTCTTGAGTCATTCATCGTTGATCGTTTCTCCTACGGGTAGTGGTGTGATGTCGGGGTTGAAGTAGTAGCGGCTGCCTACCTTGATGTATGGCAGTCGTTTCTCACGGCAGTATCTGCGGACGGTCTGGATGTTGAGGTGCCAGCGTTCCGCGTACTGCTCCGTCGTTGCGGTGTAGTCTTTAGCGTACATGATTTAAATATACATCAGATTATTCTTGATTGCAAGTAGCATGAGTTAGCTATATAATATATATATGCGCACTGGAGCCGGCGCACCACCATCAAATAAGATAAGACCAAGAATAAAGTAAGCGCCTCCCCCATGAAACTGGAAGAGAGGCGCTAACAGAAAGGTTGGAAACATGTCCGATACGAGTATAGCACAGAACTCGGGTTTTTCGATGTTGCCGAATTGGGCGGTGGATGATGACCGGTTGGGCGGCTACGATCTGCTGGTGTATATGGCGCTGATACGTCACGCCGACAGCACTGGCGTGTGCTGGCCCAGCTTGGAGCGGCTGTCGAAGATCGCGCGTTGCTCACAGCCCACGGTATCCAAGAGCCTCAACGTGCTTGAACAACTTGGATATATCCGACGGGTCAAGTCCGATGGCAGGGCCAACCGGTATCACGTCTCGCTGTGGAAGCCGACCCCAAAACCTGCTTTTGACCCTGAACCGACCCCAAAACCTGCTTTTGACCCCTCAAAACCTGCTTTTGACCCACCCCAAAACGAGGTTTTGACGAACAATACCCAAGAGAACAAAACCCAAGAACAATACTCGCGTGACGAAGAAAAAATCACAGTCACCTGCCATTCGGTGGATACCATCAAGGCTCTTATGGCGTTGTGGCCAAAGAAGTGCAGGGTCTCTAACGAATTCCTCATGTATTTCAATACGGCTTACGACGAGGTTGGTGCCGATGCGCTTATGAGGGCGGCGAAGCGTTTCGTGGAATCGTGCGAGGGTACGCCATTGCAGTACGTGCGGACTCTGCCCGTGTGGCTGGCCAACTCGGTTAATTGGAGATCGCAGAAGCAGGAGCAGCGGAGCGAAGCGCGGCTGTCGAATTGGATGTCCCATAGGCTTCCCGATTCCATGTCCGCCGACGTGGCGACCGTTCTGCGTGCGAGGCGTGCGTATTGGGGTGCCACCGGTGGTGTGGAGGCCTTGGAAAGGGAATTCTTCCCAGACGAAGTTAAGAATGTGGGCAATTTGCAACAAGAACCAACAGTGTGATATAATATCTATATCACACATTGCATAGAAATGCATAGAAAGGATGCATATGAAGATCTACACAAACCGATACCACGACTTCACCCCGTCACAAGGCATACCGGCACGCATAACGTACGGTTCGCCACGATGGCGACCCCCATACACAATCGCAGCATCAATAACCGTCTAATCCCCGAATGCCGCGACTTCGACACATACACCGAGACAGACGATATCTGGCGTATCGGAGATTACGGATACGTTGACGCCGACGTGTACGAGCAAGCATTCCGGGACTATGAGGAACGTAACGGGAAGACCGAGTGGGCGAGCACCATGTACGTGCTTGAAGGCAATCAGCCGACCCGCCTCGAATTCTTCGTTAAGGCGTACAATCTCGGCGGGATGCCAATGCTGGACGGGCTTTTGGGTGCCCAGTTCGACAACGGGGACGCAGATAATGTGTATTTGACGAACGGCGAGGCATGGCCAATCTGACTTAATGCATGTCCTAGCGTCCTAGCGTCCTAATTGGTATCATCTCCGGACCTAAAGGCCGCTTCTCGATCAAGAGCATTTTCGCGGGAGGATACAACATCCAATGCCTCCATGTGAGGGTCCTAGTCCACAAACTCAAGTAATCACATTTGTAATATCACGCAACATGTGATATACTTTATATATCATCACACTATCAGAAAGGAACACTGAGATGGCAACCAACAATCTCAGCAACAAGTTCATGCAAGTTCTCAACGAAGTCCCCAACTTCGTCACCGACGAAACCGCACAGGCAGGTAACCGGACTTACAAGTATCTCAACCTCGCCACGATACTCAAAACCATCAAACCGGTTTTCGAGAAGTACGGTCTGGCATTCAGCCAGCGCGTCACGTTCGACAACACGGGAGAAACGCGACAGGCCATCGGAACAGTGGAAACCATCATTTTCGATGATACAGACCAGATGGTGGTCTGCTCCTATCCGTTCTTCGTGACCGGCGACCCCCAGCAGGTCGGTAGCGCGATCACTTACGCCCGCCGCTATAGTCTCTACGCAGTGTTGGGCATCTTCCCCGACAAGGACGACGACGGAGCGTATGCCAAGCAGCGTTACGAGACCGCAGACCGTGCGATCAGCGCCGAACAGTACGCCGATCTGGTCAAGGCTATGGATGCGCACAATATCACATCCACGGAGCGCGGAGACTTCATCAACGGCACTCTGAAACGTCAGGTCAGGGGATGGAATGGACTCACGCAAACCGATCTGAACAGTCTGATGAACGCCGTCAACCGAATGTAGGTGGCATTTCGCGTTGGCGCACTTTTGGGATTTTGCTTAAAACAAACCGATTTATAAGCCCTCTTGTTCTAATAAGGGAGCTGGAATGGAGTATCTGAAATGTTTGACAACGAACTTGCCTTCGACAAGCTACTTGACTCGCTCGGCGCGGAAACGCTGCTGGATAATCTCGTTCGGGCGTTGACGGCTGATGAGCAGCGTGAGAACTTCGATTATATTGCGCGTTGCTTTGACATTGACCTTTCCGACTGCGAAAGCGAGGCGTGAAGGGGGAACGTAAGTAGTCCCCCTCTTATATTCCGGGCTTTTGGGCGTGAGCCTATCAATCACGCCCATCAATCACCGTTGATTATCCACGTCCTACTAGGGCGCTGAGACCTGTCCCTGCGTGTCGCTGATTGCCTAATCCCACAACATGTGATATATTATATATATCAAGCAAACGGCTTGAGCCTATATCCAAAGGAAGGACAAACCACAATGATTAGGCTTATTGACAACAACAAGGCAGTTGAAATCTCTGTCCGTGAGTGGGATGAGGAGAACTCGCAGTACGGGCCCGACTGGTCGGCTGACTTCTTCGAGACCGGCGGGCTGGAGACCGTCAGTGAACCGGAGCTCGCCTACATCGTGGATGACGTCGATTACTGCATCGAACAGGCCCTCGACATGGCGGCCGGGAGGGGAGACTACAGCTATTGCGAGCCTCAGCCGAGGCTGAAGGTACTTGTTGTCGAACTCGACCGGAGCGCATACCCAATCTGTAAAAGGAGTTGAACACAAACCATTATCAGCAATCACATTCCATATTCAAGATAGAAGACTTGTGGGCGGGACTCGTCACCCGCCCACACCCAACCGAAAGGACAACCACAATGAAGATCATTAATATCAGCCAGTCGTTCGACACGGAAGCATGGCTTGATGAACGAGTGGGCCGTATCACCGGCACCAAAAGCGGCGGACTCGCTTTGGAACACTCCGCTCAGACCGACGTAGAAAAACTTAAAGAGTACCGAGACAAGGCGTTGGAACAAGCGAAGAATGCGAAGACGCCAGACAAAGCCACCAAGTATTACACGAAGGCCCAGAACTACGATAAGAAGATCGTGGACGCCGAAGCCAAGAACAAGCGGCTTAAGGTCGGCGTGGACTTCTGGAAGTTTCTCGCGGAACTGTGGGCAGAACCAGCGGACGGTGAACCTCCGATGGAACGCGGCCACCGTCTCGAACCCGAGAATATCCAGATCACCCTCAAAACGCTTGGCTTCAACCCCGTCGATTGCGTCCCCGATTGCGGTATCTGGGAGAGCGACTATGACGACCGTATCGCGTGCAGTCCAGACGCCTACGAGAACACTGAGAAGCCGACGTGGGCCATCGAATGCAAGTCGCTCGGCTCAGCCTACCATTTGCAGACGGTAGTGCCGTGGATGATGCACACGGACGCCATGCGATCTCATATCGTTAACCTGAAACCTGAGCTGGTGGACGTTATTGAGCAGGTTCTTCCGGAATACACGCTCGACGGAAAGGCGACCGGCTTCGACTTTATCCCCGACCAGTACAAAGCTCAGGTGCTGCAATACTTCGTGGTGTGCGATTCGCTGGAAGTCCTGTATTTCTCGATGTTCGACCCGCGCGTGGTCGGAGAGGCAAGCCATCAGGTCATCCCCGTGTACCGTAAGGACATCACCGAAAAAATCGAGAACCATAAGCGTTGCCAGTTGGCCACGCTCCATATCTCCGATGTGCTGGCCGACGCTCTGGGGATGACGTTCTGATGAAGACCGCAACCATTCTGGAAAGCTCTGACATGTTCGCACTATTCGACGGATGCCCCACATGCAAGCGGCAGAGCGCCGTTTATCTGATGACGTGCCGCGTGTACGCACAGCAGATGGGGCGTAGGCTCCGTATCGTATCGTCGGGCAGCCCCACCGCCCGGGCGATACGCACAATCGCCAAAGATCAAGGCGTAATCGTGCGCTACCCGATGATCTTGCTGGACGGATTGATTTACTTCGAGCCGCAAGACATCAGCCTTGACGATTATCTAGTGGACGATGACGAACCAGAAGAAGAGGAGGAACCCAATGAAGAATAACGGTTTAACCAGCGACGTGCTGGAACTGTTCGACCGTAACCATATCACCGCGAACACTCTTCGTAAGTTCGTGGTGGAAAGCGTTGCCGACTTTCTCGGAGACAACAAGCATGACAAGGTGTGCGGCAAACTGTTTGACCGTTGGTATCAGCACGTTCGCCGCTCCATTTGGGTCAGTGCCGCTCAATACGTCTTGCAACAGCACGGGTTCGACCACGACGAAGCCACCAACGAGGCGAAACAACTCTACGAAAGCCTGTACGCGGATTACGACAAGCGGTATCACTGCTGGCGTCGCCACGAGGAAAGGAAAACCGATGAAGACTGATGGCAATTGGTGGACTGCCGTGCTTTCCGCTGGAATCACGGCGGGATACGCGACTACCGTTGTACAGCTCTCTCCCGGCCCCGGCTACGTGTTCTTAGCACTCCGTCGCAAGCTGATCGTGAAGGCCGAGAACCTGCCCAACTCGCTCCCCACGTGGGCCAAGGATTACGTGGGGAGTCTCGACGAACTCGCCTATTGCGGCTGGTGTCTCAGCCCGTGGGTGTCGCTCCCGGTATGGGCTATGGCAGCCAAGATAAACCGGGTACGGTTCGGAGTCAAGTGGGTGGCCGGGTGGATTGTGGCCGCTGGCATGGCCGCGTTCCTCCGCCACTCGGCTGAAACGGCGGTGGCGTAATGTTCAGCAAACAACAGGTTCATGTGCTGTTGATTCTGTGGATGGCTAAGCGTCCGCTTACCCATGAGGAAATCGACCGTATGGCGGTTTTAGCGAAGTATGACGATACTCCGCAGGGATTGAGGACGCGCATGATCGAGCTTGAGCGTTCCGGTCATGTGTACCGTGTCGATCGGGACGGTGTGAACAGTCGGCACCGTCATTGCTGGCGGTTCGCGCTGACTGACGATGGGCGCGAAGCCATTAGTGAGCTGTTTGGCAAAACAGAAACAATGTGATAGAATCTATATATCACACATCGTATGGAGGTGAAACATGCGCAATCAAACCAAAATCAAGACCGTAATCAACGGTCAAGAAGTCACCGTGGAACAGGACAGCCAGACCGGCCAGTTCTTCACACGACAGAACATCGGCAACATCCCAGTTGACTATACGACCATCAGCGACCGCGTAACCATCGGCCAGTGCATCAAATACTGGCGTCTACGACACGGATATTCACAAGCGGAACTAGCCGAACGAATCGGCGTCGCCAGCCCAAACGTAATAGCCATGTGGGAAACCGGACGCCGCAAACCACAGAAGCAATACCGGTTGCGACTAGCCGAACAACTCGGCTACGACCTCCTGACAAAAGACTAAACCATAGTCTAAAAACCTACACAATAATTCAATCATCATCACACCAAAGGAGCAACAATGGAAACCATCAACTATCTGACCTCGATTATCAGCCTCTTGCAGAAAAGCCCCCAAGCACAGGAAATCATCGACACCCAAGGACTCGGACAGGAACTCACGTTCGGTCAAATCGGGATTAAAGACGCCAAAGCGTTCCTCAAACTCTACTCCGTTCTGGGCAGCGTTGAAGGCGTTAAGATCACGGCCCTTCATGAATGCAAGACAGACACCGATAGGCAATATTTCTTCAAACTCGTCTCCCCGATAACCTTGTACTTCTTCTACTGCGAAGGAGTATCCGAGTGAGCAAAACAGACCCTGATATCGAAACCCGTATGAAAGTGTTCCACCGAGACCACGGCAGATGCTTCATCTGTGGGCAATTCTTGGGCGCCTCCGCTTTCAACCTGCACCACAGGCGTATGCGCTCCCACGCTTGGGAAGGACTAAACCTACCCAGCAACCTGATTACCGTCTGCGGCTCGGGTACTATGGGATGCCACGCACGCATCCACGCCCACCCCAAGGAATCATACGCAAAAGGGTGGCTGGTCAGCGCCTACAACGATCACCCCGAGAACGTTCCAGTGTTCAGCGAATACCGAAATCGAGAATTCCTCTTGAACAACTGAAAAAGAAAGAATAGCCCGGCACCAGTCGTCAAGACCAGTGTCGGGCTAGTTCATTCGGTCATCACACCATCGCTCGAAAGGAGCAACCCCAGTCTATCACTTGGAGGCGCCAGTGTAGATGCGGGTCATGCCTCTTCCTGCCACCCTTGCGGGTAGGTGTCCGGAGGCCACACGCACCCGTCCAGCACGCACGTGTAGTGTTTCCCGTTGTAGGTGATTTTGTCGCCTACATGATAGGCGTCGTGCGCACCGGTCGGCTGCTTGTATTCCGGCCATTCGTCGCCGGGTTTCTCGGGTTCGCCGGGGTCGGTCGATGAACCTGATTCCAGCTTGCTTAAACGCTCCTCGATGGTCCTCTCCCATTCCTCGATGGTCTTCACACGGTCGACCAACGGAGCATAGGAATCGTCGGGCTTGGCGTTCGTCTGCGCCTGTTCGAGTAGCTGTTTCATCTCATCCTCGGTGAGTTCGCCCATCACGTACATGGTCTTGATGCGCTCGGTGAAGTCAGCGAGGTCGTAGCCTCCGGCGTTGATGAGGGTTTGGAATGTTTCGAACATTGGCTATGCTCCTTGCATGATTGCTTGATTGACCTCAAGCAATGCAATCATCATCATCACCTCACTTGGAGATGCCTGCGTAGTGGACGCCGAACATTCCCGCCACGCCGGAGCCGACCAGAGCGCAAGCGCCACCCAGCACAGCCGCCCACGACGGCATGTCCGGCACGGCACTCACGAAACTCAGCACCGCACCGGCGATACCAACCAGTCCGGAAACCAGATACGCCCACTTACGAGTCGCTGCGTTGAACGTCGGCACGTAATTATCATTGCCGTCCGCCACTTCGTTATTGATCTCGGTGTCCTTGGTCGGCTCACCACTATTAATGCTCATAACAAACCCCTATCGAATAGTTTACTTGATGCGAATTGTCTGGCCCGCGTAGATCACGTCAGGGTTGGCGATACCGTTCAACGCCACCAGATTGGAAACACTGGTGCCGTACTGGGCGGCGATACCACTCAACGTGTCACCGGGCTGGATAGTGTACGTCGTAACGGACGGTGACGGGGCGCCGCCCGGCAGCTTCAACACCTGACCCGGATAAATCAGATTAGGGTCGGCAATGCCGTTAATCTGCTGGAGAGTCTGCCACGAAGTCCCGTACTTGGCGGCGATACCACTCAGCGTGTCCCCCGACTGCACCGTATACGTTCCACTACCGGACTGAACCGTATTGGCAGTGCCATTGATATTCAGCACCTGACCCGGATAAATCAGATTCGGGTCAGACAGATTATTAATCTGCGCCAGCACCTGCCAGCTAGTCCCATACATCGACGCGATACCACTCAACGTGTCACCAGAGCGCACGATGTACGTGCCAGACGCGGGAGTAGACGGAGCAGGAGCGGAAGGAGTCGGCACGTTGGTCACACTCGAATGACCCGCCTTATACGCATTCCACGCGTCCACATCACCATAGAACTTGTCAAGGTCAAGACTGCCTGAATATCCGGGCAGACGACCATTGCCCGAATACTGGCGGATAGCGCACGCATACGCGCCCTCGTTCCACGGCGTATCCTGATACCCAGTAACGTCCATATTCGCGTACTGAGCCACCCACAATCCACGATCACCAATATTCTGAGCATCGTTAAGCATGGACGCTCCCACGTAGACGATAGGCTGGGAGCCTGTACGCTCGTACACGCGATCACAGAACGACCTAATCCACTGTTGCGCAGACGCGCCAGACCCGGCCAGTCCGTTACCCTGTGCCTCCCAGTCCAAGCACCATACGACCTTGCCGACCCAATTCGCGCAATTGTTCACAAAAAAGTCAGCTTCGGAGACGGCGTCACCACCGTTGGCGTAATGGTATACGCCCACACACTTTCCCAGACTCAACGCCTGTTCAACCTGCCGAGCGCAATCCGCTGAAACGTACCAGCATCCCTCCGTCGCCTTACTGATGACGAAATCACACGGTACAACAGACAAGTCGATATCAGCCTGCCAATTGCTGATGTCGATACCGTTCAAAGCCATTGGGACTCCTCCTATAAGGTGATTGTGTAGAAGAACGGCCACGCCATGCATAAAACGGCGTAGACCGTTATCAGGACGTGGACTATCAACGAGACGACAGAGAGCGACATGATAATGATCATGCACCGTTTGAAACGCCTCATAGGATGATCTTATCATCAAACGAATCGATATTATTATTATTACCGGTAATGCCCCATAAGAAGTCATGTTCGTAAACATGCTCGGCTATTCATTACCTCCGGCCAACTCCTCAAGCGACGCAATACGGTCGCGTAGATCATCAGGCAACGACGGTTTTGGATGATTCTCCAAAAATTCAGGCTCGATAATCTCGCAGACCTTCGACAGCCAGTGCCCCAACGCACGAATATAACCAGTTTCAAGATCAATCGTGTATTGCAGCGCATCCCTGTTCTTGATTAGCGCGTCTATCTTCTGGTCTTGGGCGTCGATCTGCCGTTTCATGTCACCTTGCGCTGAGACTAGTGCCTCATATGCGCTGGTGAGGTCTGAACGACGGTGGGTCAACCATGTTATGAGTCCTCCGACGGCCACGCCGCCTACGCCAATGATTGCCGTGAGAATATCAGTCATAGTCTCTATTTTAGGACGTGACGATAATGCTCATGAGACATGGGATAATGTCGTTTATCATGTGAAGAACGGCAACTGGGAGACCGTGTCATTCTTTTTTACAGCGCGAATCCTATGAGAGAGTTGACTCGTAGCGGCGTATTGGCACTCAGTGGCTTATTGAGACTAAGTAGGATAGCGTTGTTCTGTCGCATGACCCCGGTAATCCAGATGCTAGTAGTATTCCAGTCTCCGTTCATAACACTTACACACGGGTTATTAAGATTCCCGGTGACGCCGTGCTGTTGCGCGAGAGTTTTCAATTCACTCTGCGAGTATAGTTCTGGGTTCTGCGTAGCGTTCACCGGTCTGATAACCTTTGACTGAGCGAAGACAATCATTTCCTGCGGCGTCTCGGACGATTTCCATGCACCGCTGTTTCTGACATAATGAGCATTATCGACCATTGTCACAGCTTCCTGCCCGTCCATCGCGGCAATAGTGTTAAGCTGACTAAGGTCACGTGCCATAAGAACCGCGTTATTACGAATGATCGGGGCCGTATCAGACGCGACACCGGCGTTAATCTCGGCAATCACCAGCCCATTGATATTTGAGTCAGGAGTGCCAGCGGTGAACACTTCGAGTTTGCCGCGCGGAGTCGTACCATGCGACTGTGACGGGTCTTCAACAGTAACCGCGATCTTGTAACTGTTGGTAGAGTCTGCGAGTTGCACGGTCGTATTGGTGGTGATGGCGTAAGTGTACGCGCCGAGACCATCCCACGGGCTGATGGTCCCGCAATGAGGTTTCACGGTCACGGTCAGGCCGCTCACCGTGACCAGAGGACTCGGGGAACCGTAACGGATGCCAGACAACCCGTTGAACGCGCTACCATCGGACGGCAATAATAGAGGGTTGATGGCGTGACGGTAATCGTTCGCCGTGTACTTCGGGGTACCGTTCTGAGCGGTAAGCGGGTGCATGATGATAGCCATAATCATTCCTCCTCCGAATCGTCTACGACCATTTTATCTTTGTCAGTGGATAGAGCATCAACCTTAGCTTTGAGCGCGTCCAATTCATCCGCTACCTGTTGAGCGAGTCGGAGCGCCGCCACACCAAGCATGGGGTAGTTGATGCCTACCAGCGTGCCGTCTTCATCGTATTCGCAGAAAAACCCCAACCCGTTCTCATCCAAATCGTCGGCGATCATGCCGACCAACGGCTGCGCGTCATCAAGATTCTGGTTCTTATCATCCTTCATCCGATATATGCACCACTTCACCTTGCGGAGAGCGGCAACGGGAATGTAGTCGTCCGCGTCCACGATATCGGTCTTCACTGCACGAATCGACTGAGCCGTGCCCATAGTACCGTCAGACAACACCCACACCGCGCGCCAAGAGCCTGACGCAAACACATTGTTATAAGCGTTGGCGATACCAGTACCACCACGATTGGGAGCCAATACACCCCAGTTCCACGTCTGAGTTTTAACGTCAATCTCGGCACGGGTATAGCTGTTGCGAGTGATGCTTTCTTGCACACGCTGGTCAAGATTGTTGGTCAGCGTCTGCACTTCGTCATACATTTTCGTGATCTGATCGACCATAGGTTTAACGCTGTTGACGATGCTCGGCGGCAGTTCCTGTAACTGGCGTTTGATGTCCGAGAACTGGCGGGCGGTCGCGTCCGCGCTATCTAGACTGAACTTGAATTTGCTCGGCATTATCATCCTCCTGTTGCAATGTAGGTGTGATGGTCCACGCCTGACTGAAATCTATCTCGTACCCGATGATACGGGCGGTACCGTGATTATGGTCGGGGAAATGCTCGGCGTCTTCTTCCACTGTCCACGATATGAGGTCGCCCGGCTTCCATTCCTCATACACCATCGGAGCGGAAAGCAGACTCAAGCCCATAGTGATGGTCTGGGTACCGTTCTGCATCTGCAACAACGAGGACTTGGCGTGTTCGTTCAGCGTACTCTTGTTCGTGATGCTGGTGGACGGTTGGAACACATATTCCAGCATGGGCCTGTTAGGTTGGTTTGCGATCATCCAATCGGATTGCGGACGGTCTCCAGCGGCAGCCGTACTCACAGCCATTACCGCGTTAGCGCCATACCCGTTCGTGTAATCCTCCAACAGGTTGAACGTGGTCATAACGCTTTCATCGAACGTCGTGCTTGGCGTGGGGGAGCCGATATGGTCGGCGACCGTCATCACAGGTTCATAATGCCCGTCGTTGATGGCACGCCATGATGTACACCATTCCGGCCCGTTCAGCACGTTGGCAAGCTCTTGCAGCACGCTTAGCAGGGTCTTGTCGCTTTCCGCCTCATACGTGCGGTCACGTTTGACGCTACTCGGGGACGCTTCGACAACGAGATTGAAACGGTGGTTTTTAAGCGTGGTGGTTACGAGGTCTTCCACGATCTCGCACTGGTCACGATTCGTGTACGTGTGGTCTTGCACGTACACGTTATCGAGGTAGTGTTCGACGGTTGCCAACGTCAGTGTTAATCCGTCTCCGCGCATTGCACGCTCGCGTTTGACCACGATACCGCCCCACAGGACGGTAGATTCGCGCAACAGGAGTATGGCGACCTGATACGGTGTGGTGGCTTCGTCCCAATTGCGGGGAGCGTTGCGCCACGGGAGCGTGGCCGTTTCGCTGGTTGTTTCCTCGAAACGGTACGTCAGGTGGGTTAGTTGGAGGTCTGGGAGTTCGGCTATCACCGTGCCGTCGTTCAACGTGACGGCGACGAACTGCAATCCGAAACGCTGCCACAGTACACGCGCCGTGCCAGAGTATAAGCCGTTCGACTGCGGCAATCGGTTGGAGATAAAAGGCATCCGGCGCCTCCTTAGATGTAAGCCGGGTTGAACGTGACCGTCATCCGTGCGTTATCAGATGGTTCCTCGGCGCTGAACATCCAGATGTCCTCACCGACCTCCGCGTAACTCCATTCTCGTCTGGTCACACTGCCACGTGCCGGGTCGGTGCCATCGATAAGAATCTCATGAGTGGCACCGTTGATAAGAATGTAATGACCCTCACCCAAACTGAGATCGAACGCCATGATATGTCCGCTAGGACTATGCTCAACCTGCGGATTGTCCACAGGCCCATCGATACGAATCGTCACCGGACTCGGAGCACTACCCGTGTTAGTAAGTAGCACGCTACCCGACACGGTTGTTTCAGACCACACCCACGTTGATTCACTGCCCGTATTGAGGTCCTCGAAATGATAGGGGAACGTTATACCGCCCTGAGTGTGCGGCAACCCGGTTTTGCCGCTCACTGACTGAGTATCGTAAAGATACGAGTCCAAAGCAGTTAATCCGATACTGAATTTGAGAATGTTCACACCAGCCCATTCCACCAGCGGAGCGGAAGACGATTGCATGACCTGCACCTGACGGCTGGTGTCCCCCAATTCCACGACAAGCGACTGACTGGTGATATTAAACGAACGTTTGAACGCATCCCAAGCGTTGATGCAGTTTTCCGTGCATTTGCCGATAATATGACCCTCGACACTGATCGAGCGACCCTGAGCCACTGGAATATTGCTGAACCAGCCATCCGACCATGCTTTGTCCTTGGTCTGCAAGGTCGAACCAACACCGTCGAACAATCCCGAAACGTTCTGAAACGTTACGTGCCACTCACACCCGTATGAGTCGATTCCATACAAGGGGAACCCGTTCAGGGTCAAACGGACATCGCGCGGGTCAAGGGTAAAGATAGCCATACCCTCAGTCTACCCGCGCGGCTTGTCACACGTAATGGAAATTAATCACCCTCACAGTCTCTTGAGCGGCCGCGTTCGGGTCAAGCGCGTTCACCGTGATAGGCGCGCTCACACGCGGGCCACTATTCGCGTTCATGTTCACCGGGCTAGACACTACCGGCATGGGCGCCACGATGGACGACGGCAGAAGAGAATTCACCATGTCTTCCACCGGACGAGTGGCCGCACGCTCGTTCTCAGATACGCCACGGCCAAGACCAGCAGGAATCATCCGACCTATCTCACGGTCGAATACCTTAGACGGGGACGCGATACCCAGTAGGCTCTTGGCACCGTCTATGATACCGCTAACCGCGTTCTTGACCGCTGAGATGGCTCCGCCGATGGCGTTCGTGATGCCGTTAATCAGACCTTGAATAATGTTCTTGCCTGCGCTCAGCAACCATGATCCAGCTCCGCTAAACACGCCCATGATACGGCTTGGGATACTGGTGATGAAATTCATCATCGAACTTACACCACTGCTGACAACACTGGTGATGCCACTCCATGAGCTGCTTACCGCGCCCTTAATACCGTTCCACACACTACTGAAAATACCTCTGATACCGTTCAGCACGCTTGAAATGATGCTTGAAACTGCATTGATGGCACCGGAAACGATACTTTGGATACCGTCCCAGACGCTGGAAGCGATATTCTTGATTCCTTCCCAGACTCCAGACCAATCACCGTTAATCGCAGCCAATACGGTGGTGATTATCGTGTTGATAACGTTCATAACCGAAGTAACAACCGTCTGGATGAGTGGGAACACCGTGTTGATGACGCCTTGAATGTAAGTGCCACAGGTTTGGAACGCTGATTGGATGGCGGGTAGCGCGGCCTGAATCAACGCAGCGATGTTATTAATCACCGGAGTTACAGCAGTCGCGATAAAGCTCATAGCTTGCCCGATGTAGCTCACCAAGGTAGCTACCCCTGATGCGATGGGCTGGATTGCAGGCATGATGGCATTGCCGATATTCTGTAAGGCACTCATAAGCGGCTTAAGTGCCGGAAGCAACTGAGATTGCACCATTCCCACAACTGGTTGAAACGCTGTCTGGAACGTTGTGCCGATTTGTGAGAGAATCGGGCCGATAGTCTGCACTAGTCCCGTAAACACGCCGCTAAGTCCGCTGATTCTCTGCGCCAACATGCTGATACCGGATGTCAACGGGCCTTTGAACTGGTCAAGAATCGTCGTACCCACACCAACCACGGACGCTTCCAAATTACCCATCGCACCTTCAATGGTGCTGGTGCTGGTAGCGGCTTCCTTCGCGGCGTCCGTCATACCCAAGTCCATTATGGCTTGGTTGAATTCCTCCGCGCTGATCTCGCCCTTCGCCATCGCGTCGCGGAAGTTCCCAGTGTAAGCGCCGTTCTTGAGCATCGCCTCTTGAAGTTTACCGGATGCACCGGGGATGGCGTCGGCTAGCTGGTTCCAGTTTTCTGTGGTGAGCTTGCCAGCGCCAGCGGTCTGCGTAAGCACCATACCTACCGAGCTGAAAGTTTCAGCGTTGCCACCGGCGACAGCGTTCAAATTGCCTGCTGCTTCGGCTAGTTTGTCGAAGCCCTGTACTCCGTTCGCGGCAAGCTGTGCGGTCACGTTACGGATATCGCTGATACTATAAACCGTCTGGTCGGCGTATGCCTGAGTGCTGGCGGTGAGCGCGTCAATCGTACCCGGATCCAGTCCGGAGAAGTTCAGCGTGCTTTTGAACTTGTCCGCAGAGTCGGAGGCTTCGATAATGTCTCCGGTAAGATCACCGATGGCGTCCACAGCCATACCGATACCCGAGGAAACAAGACCGCCAACGGCACCGGCGGCGGCACCGAACTTCCCTAACCCGCTGGAAGACTTACTAGCAGACTTGTCAACGTCACCCAACGATTCATCAGCCTGTCGCGCCGACTCTTCGATCTGACGGCTACCCGATTGAATATCCTTTACGCCAGCGTTCCAATCGCCGGTGTTAATCTCGGCGTCTAGGGTCAGTGTCGAGTCTGCCATCACACATCCTTTCCGAGTTTTTCGATAATCGCGTTAATCCTGCGGTCGCCATTCTTGCTGAACGCGGCGGCTATGCAATCGAACGTCATGAGATATTGTTCCGCCAGCCGCCGCCGTCGGATACGGCGTCCCTCCCTGAGCAGGTTCATCATCAGGGAAGGAGACACGTTGTTTTCCAACACGTCGCGGATAGCCTGCCACCCATACAAGTCACCAAGCTCGGCGAGGATATGGACGCTCGGAAGCGGCTTGCGAGCCGCCTCCTTCTGTTTGTAATTCTTCATCGCCTCCCGTTCGGCGGGAGTAAGCAGGCTATCCCACGACTTCATCATTTGCCCTTGATGTCAACGGTGATGTTCTTCGCCATCAGACCGCACAACGCGGTCATGGCACGCTGATAGGCAAGGTCGCTACGCTTACGGGTCTGTGAAGCCCACTCGGAGAATTTATCGGCTGGACTCATAAGGTTTTCGACCAACGGGAAGATAATCTTTTCAGCGGTTTCCAAAGTCTCACGGTTCGCCACGCCAGCGCTCAGCTTATCGATTGTCTCCGCATTATCCAAGATCGTGAGCATATCCTTCGAGCCAAGCGGGCGCATGGTGTACACGGTGCCGTCGATTTTCACGGTGAGGGTGCGGAACGCTTCTCGGGTGTCGATGCTCAAAACAGGGGTAGTCATTGTTGCTCCATTCGTGTGATATCATGGGACTGTTCCCCTTCGGAAACTTCTAGAACTCGCGCCCGCCACCCGACCGTGCAAGCTACGGTGGCGGGCATTACTTATGCTCCCGCACCGGCGGCATTAAATCTAACCACGGTTTGAACAGTGTCAGCCCCGAACGTGACGGTACCCGTACCAGGCTGATTAAACTCAATATCCCAAGTACCGTCCCCGTTGTCCGTAGCGACAGCCTTAGCAGTTCCAGCTACGGCGGCGGTGATGGTACCAGTCGCACCATTCGGAGACGCCGTCACATTCACAGTCACATGATCGCCGACCTTGCCCGAGATGTTCGCCGGGGACGCGGTAAGCGCGGTGACCTGAACGTTCTCCGTCTTGATGGTGCCGGAATCTTCGTCGTAGTACGATGGGTTAGCCAGATCAAGTTCGCCCATGACGACGGCACCGTTCGCACCGGGAGTCATCGAACCGGACAGTGTGACCACGAACGGGTCGGACAGGCTCACGGTGAACTCGCCGCCCGCGCTGATTAGCGCCTGCGGGATACGGAAGTCCTGCGCCGAGGAATGGCCATCGCACACGTTATGGATAATGATGTCACGCGGAGTGTTGGAAACACATTCGGTGCCGCCGAAACGCACCTGACCTGTCTCGGACAGCGAGCCGAAGATAACGCGCTTGAACTTCGCATTATGGTACAGTTCCGGGAACAGCATGCCGAGGTAGCGGACGCTCGGACAGATAATGTTCAGCTCGAAACCCATTTCCTCATATGAGCCATTCGGTACGTTGATAGTGCCGGACTGCGAGGACACCTCGGTAGTGCCGGGAGTCAGGGTAATGGTGCCAGCTTCATCCTGAACGTAGTCGGGGGAGATCACCATATCGTCGATGTAGACTGTCTTCTTGCCAATAAGGGGGTAGGAAGCCATTGTTTGTCCTTTCGTCGGGCGGGACTGCACACGCGGCGACTAATGGACGGTTCCTATTCTACCGTTTCGGGGGAGAGTTTGTAATCCACATTGAACCGGATGCTTTTCACCCAGCGTCCTTCCCCGTCGATGGCGTCCATGTCGATGGCGGTCGCCGGATGCACGCGGATTGATACAAAGTCAATATCAGCGATGGGATTGCATGTCAGTCGGCAATACTTATGGAGACGATTGTTGACGAAGTGCAGGAGCCGGAGCATCAGACGGCCTTGTTCGATCACGTCGAAGTAGCGGCTACTGATAGTGAGCTGATCGGTGTACAGGTCGCCGTTGATGTCAACCGTGTTCGAGTTGACCCAGATGCCCTCGGCGTTCGTAACGCTACCCGTGTCCAGTACTGGACTGGTGCCGAAAAACAAAGTCTTTCCGTAAGTACCGAAACCCTCGTTCTGGAGGGTCATGCACATAGCCAGATCAATCATGATGGCGCTCCTATCCTAGGTTGAAATATGATTTAGCACGGCTAGCGGCAGTGTTCCTAGCCCGCTGGAGGTAGCGTACCGTGTTCGGGTGCAACCGGTTCGTGTGTTCGCGGATACGTGCGTAAGGTACGCGACTGTTGCCGAACGTGATACGCCACTTCACGGTGGAAAGCTGTTGGAAACGGCCACTGTTACGCAAAGCGCCGGTCAAGACGGGAGCGTTCTGACGTGCCATCTTGAGAATGTCCGTCATCATTCTCACTCCGCCCTTGTTCAACTGTTGGGTGGAGAGTTTGCGCGTCCAAGTAGCGGACAACTGTAGGCGGTAGCTCATATGCTGTCCCTGCCATACGGGTTCCCGTACACGGTGATGAATCGGATCTCACCCATGTCCATATCGTCGCCTCGACTGGCTTGCGTGACTTGGTATACCCTGCCATCGGACAATTCCAGCATGAGGTCGGGCCATAATTCCATATTATCGCGCAGACTCTTGGGAACCGTGTCCGTTTGGATGTGGAAGCGTCGGCTGCTGATACGTGAACCGTATTCGGTCGGCTGGTCGGACTGGGTGGAATGCTTCACAATTACCTGCAAGTCGGCCAATTGTTCGTTAGGCAGACCGGGAGCCGTGTACCGCCAAAGCGTAGCCGTCTGGACTTGGTTAGGGAACAAGCGGAACGGGTCACAGAGCGTTGCCATAAGCGTAGTCACCCCCCATGTAATCCTGCGGGTTGAGCCACCACGGCAGATTATGGTGCTTGCGAGGCAGGGAGAGAATACCGCCGCTGTCTCCGCCGTTTCGGCATAGGCTCCACTGGCTGATAAGTGAACGATACGGGGTCAACGCACGTTCCATAGCCGTCTCGTTGATTGTGGCGTAGCTTACGCTCACATCCTCGATGCTCTTGGAAGTGATGCGGTCTGTCTGTTCAAGAAGGTTCTGGTCTGTCTCGATGACAGCCGCCAATACTGAAGATAATGGGGCGGGGAGCTTGGCGAACCCGTGCGTTCCGGTCACGGTGACTGCCGTGCCGACATTAAGACGTTCCACGATAGTCAGACAGTTGGCGTACTTGGTTTCGGGCGTCCACCCGTCGCCCATATCGTAGTTCACGCGAAAATCGAGCTTCACACCGTCGGTGGTCTGCACGTTGGTCACATCCGAATACCATGCCGGTAACGCTATGTGGCGGCCATCTCCTACGACAATTCCCACGTAATCATCCGTAATCGGGAATAGGTCTTTTTGGCATATGATGTTGGCGAGGTCTGCGAGCGCGGCGTCCTTCCATCGCGCGTAGATCGTCTCTCCCACTTGATCGATTACGCTTACGTCGATGTCCATGTTTGCTCCTTCCGAAAATGAGTTAGGCCCTACCTCCCATTGTAGGAGATAGGGCCTTTGCGGTGCAGTCCCGCTACTGTTTAGGGTAGCGTGTCAGGCGGACGCCATCTGCCCGGCTGTGACCAAGGCGTTACGGAGCTCGATGAACTCGGTTTTAGTCGGAGTTTCGCCAGCTGGGTCGTTAACGTGCGCGGCCTGCTTGACCAGACCGGCCTTTTCCTTGGTCGCGTTGGTCGGCAGAACGTCTCTCGCGATCTTGCTCGCGGTTACAGCATTGTTAGCCAGCTTCGCGGTCGTCACGCTGCCGTCGGCAAGGGAAGTCGGAGGGTCAACGGGAGTACCCGAAGCGTCGAACACCGCTAGTTCGACGATGTTCTGAACCGGGTTATGAGAGTCCGCATTAACGAATCGAACTTGTTTAATCGTCATGGCAGATCACCTCATTTACTCTTCGGCTTGATGACCACGGCGGACTTCTCCGCGTCCAGACCGCCACCAGCGTAAATCTCCTGAAGATACTCGTTGGTGTTAGTGGACAACGCGAAGTTGGTGAAAGCCTCGACGGACGTATCGCCAACCACCGCGTAGTGGGATGCGGCCATAATGACGCCCATAGTGGCGTCGTCGTCCGTGTCCGTCCACCATTCAGGGGTAATGATCTGGTTAACGCCGAGGGCGCGGGCCAGAGTATCGTCACCGCCGAGAGCGATATACGTGTCGCCGTTCGAGTTCGCGGACATCAGCAGGGCGGCCACGGTGTTAGCGTTGCACAGCAGCACCTTGTTGCCCTGAGCGCGAACCATGTGGGAGGCACGCACGAAGTCCATCAGCGGAGTGTTATCCGTCATGGTGTAGGAAAGCGCGAAACGGTTGCCCTTCCACTCGGACGAATTGTCTGCCGCGTCAGTCACAACCGAACGGAAATGCTCCATGTCCGGATAACTACCAAGAGTGATCTGACGTTCGATGGTCTGGACGATGTAGTTCGGGAGTTCCTGCAACACGTAACGGAGCAGAGCGCCCGGACGCTGGGTGCGGCGGATATCGCCCTTGTTAAGGGTGATGTACTTGTAGGTGTAATCGGCCTGAAGCTCGCGCTTCACGAACGAAAGCGCCTGTTCCTTCTTCTTCGTGCCGTAGGAGGTCACAGGGTAGCCGTAGGCGCGGGTCTGGTCAGTCAGACCGGTGATGTTGCCACCGATGGTGAGACGATCCATGCCGGTCTTACGCAGCAGATTCCACAGGCCGGAACCGCGCGTGTTCAGCGCGTCCGCGATTGTGGTGATTGCCGCAGTCGGGATGAACTTGTTCACGTTGGCGGGGTCAACGCCGACCGATGCGGTGTCCGACATGTTACAGTTCACGGTGTCAGCCCACTCACGGTGGAATGCTTCGACACCCTTGTTATCAGTGTCGATCAGGGCACGTTCGAACGCGATCATGGCGTCGTCGGAGTCAAGCCACGTCTTACGGTCGTGGGAGAACGTCACGGTACCCGACTGGTGGGCGGCGTGGTTGGCTTTGTTGATGATGATGGTCTGGCGACCGCTGGAAGTCTGCACGGGTTCTTTCGGTGCCGGGGTGCCCTCGCCCTCGCCCTCGCCTTCCTTCTGGTTGGTGATGGCAGCGGTAATGTCATCGAGAGCGGACTGCATGATGTCACCGATGGAATCGGTGAGCTGTTCCGCTTCGTCCGGGGTGAGTTTGAACTGGGCGATGGTACGCGCCAGTTTCTTCAGGAGTTCCGGGTTCATGGTGTCTCCATTCTTGTTGTTGCGGCTGTTGATTGCGGTGAAAGCGGCCCTTGGGTCGGCCCCACGATAGACGACGCTGATTTCCAGTAGTTCGCCATCGTGGATGATACCGTCCTTGCCGGGACGCTGGTTGAATTCAACGGTGATGCTGAAACTGTTGGTCAGGCATCCGTCGGCGGCAAGCTGGCGGATACGTTCGCCTTGATCTACCTCGCTGAGTTTCGCTTCGGCCATCATCCCATCATCGGTCATCCAAAGTCGGGTGATTGCACCCGCTTGGCATTCGATACTGGGCATGTGGTCGATCAGGAGCGGAAGAGATAGTTTGTCGGACTCGGTGAGATCGGACACCAGTTTCAGAGTGCCGTCGATTAACGGCGCTTTCAGTGTCTTCAAGTCTACGGTGAGTCCGTCGCACATCACTTTGCCGCTGTTGGCAAGGAAGGTGAGGGTACGACCATTGGTTTCTGGGGCACCGCTGTTGGCGAAGCTCTTACGAGTCTTCATTTTGGCCCTTTCAGATAGGGGGTTAGTGGTGCGGTCGAACGTCCTTAATGGGCTTAATGTTCTGACCCCATAGTAGCACGATGCGATACACGTCCAAACCTTTGCAGTTCGGGCATTTGAGCGTCACCATCGTGTCACGGGCGCAGGAACCTAGATACCGTCCGCAGTGTTTGCAATGGATGTCGTAAGTCATGATTCCACCACCTCGTAATCCTCGTAGCATCGGCAGTTGGGGTGTCCGTTCGGGGTCTGCATACTCTCGAAGTTGTTCACGTAGGTGCGGTCTCCGATCTCGACGCTGGCGTTTTCAGCCAGATACGTGTCATCGAGCGCGATTCGGTCGCCTTCCATATGACGGCAGAACTCGCACACTTTGCCGTCGCCGCTTGTACGCCATACCTTGTCCAGTCGGACGCCAAGAGTCTCGCTAAGATTGCGGGCGCTGTACAAGCTGCCGAGCCGCTGGGATTGCACGGTTTCGCAGCGGGCAATCAGCTCGGCGTGATCGTTGCCCATGCGTTCGAGCTCGTCACGCAGGCGTTCGGCGTCCCACTGTTCCACGTCGGCACGGTTCAGCAGTTCAAGGACGTTGTTCATGATGGTCTTGCTGGTGGACTTGGCGACACTCCGCAAGTGGTCTAGATACGCTTCACGCACGGTGTCGGGGAGCTCAGTCCAGAAGTAGAGTTGCCGCCAATCATCAGCCGTATAGTTCTCGACTTCCACGGCAATGGAGCTTTCCGGATGGACTTCAGCCCACGCGGTAATGACCTGCTCCAACTCGTAGCCGGTACGGCGGGCGTAGGCGACGAGGTTGGTCATCAGGTCATCTTCCACGTCGTTAATCCACTGGTCGCCGATAGCTTCCAAATCATCGCGCAAACTGTTCTGAGAGCGACGGGCGAGCCTGATAACTCTGTCCACGTAGGTTCGAGTGGCGGGCAGAATGCGTTTCTCGGTTGCCGTTTCCTGCGGTTTGATATTACGGGTATACCGTTTTGCGGCTGTTGGGATAGTCAGCGTCGGAGCCTGCTGATGCAAGTCAAGGCGCTTGTACGAGTCGGGTAAGCTGAGCGCATCCACGGCAGACTCCAGACTGGCACCCATGTTCAGGAGCTGGGTGAGCGAGTCAATACGTACCTTCTGGATGTCGGCCTGAACCTTCTCTACGTCGGTTTGGGAAGGCAGAGCGAGGTCGAAAGTGATGCCATACCCAAGTCCACCGGTGATACGGTCTAGCTCGAACTGCCATTTATCCCACACCGTCATACACAACGGCTTCAACGTATTCTCGATGAACGCGCGTTCGGCCTGTTCGGCGTTGGCGTAGGTCTGGCCGTTGTCGATGCCGCGAATAATATCCGGGACAGCGAGCGCGTTCGACAACCTGTTGTTTACCACGTCGTTCACGGTCTGCAAGTCCAGCGTATCGTTGGCGTTCTGGAACGGCACCCACACCAGCTTGCTCGTGGTGCTGGGCTTATGGGTCATAGGGTCAACCGGGATCATGTTGTACACGATTCCGTTGTTGTTGCCCGCGCCTCGGAATGTGCTTTCGAGGCGGTCGCGGTTGCGTTGGAAGTCTTCAGTGTTTTCCGATACGATGCCGAGCATTCCAGCGGGTACCGCGTTGTTGCCGAAGAAACCACGCTCATAGTCGGCGATCATATCGTCCACGTTCGCCCACTTCTTCACCGTCATAGCAGGAGCAATGCCGCGCGTCGGGTCGTTCGGATGCTGGCTGTAGCTGAGAGCGATGGTTTCGTCCCGGGAAAATTCGTAGACTCGTTCTCCGTCGCCCAAGTCCATCGTGACGCGATGATACCAGCCAGAGCGAGAAGAATTGTATTGGCGACTGTTGAAGGGTAGTAGCGTATAGCCGATGATGTTGTCGGCTGTAATGTCTCCGCCCGGCCCGTTAGTTGTCCAGATAAGAATATCCAAGTGTGACTGGGTGAGGATGATGGCGCAAACGGTCTTGAGGAATTCCAAGCATGAATACGTGTCGTTTGGCGCGTAGAGCGCGGTCAACGGTGCGGGAGCCGGGTCGATGCGCCTGTTGTCCGAGTCCACGGCGTAGGGGATTACCGTGCTGAACCGTTGGGCGATTGCGTTCACATAAGGGAACACGTTGTCGTAGGTGTCGTGCAGGGGGATGGTGTTGCCGCCCATCGGCTGCCAAATGTTCCCGCCCATCGGTGTGGGGGACATACTGGGCGCATGGTTACGGTCGAACGTGCTCATAAAACCTTCACGGAGATTGTTCAGCAGGCTCACTTTTCCTCGATTCGTCATAAGACCCTGCGTCTAGTCTACCGGGTGCAACGCATAAACCTAGCAAACAGCAACGGCCCACGATGGAAGTTGCAGCGGCTTGTAGTAGGCGAGAAGGACGCTATCCGCTAGATCGGGGCTACCAGTCTGATTCTCTGTTTTGTAGTCTTTCTTCCGCTGCACTTCGCGTAGGTTTCTGTTGTTGATTGCCCATTCACGGGTGCTGAGTTCCTGAAACAGTTCGGCTCGGTGTTCCAGATTCGGGTTGATGGTGATTTCCGAAAGCTGTTCGGCAAACTCGAACCATAATTCCGAACTGACTGCCGGATAGCGGTCGGGATGCTTGGGCTTGGCTCCGAAGTTGACGCCGTTCACTGGTTGGTTTCGGCTGCGGAGAATATCCGTTACTCCTCCGCCCACGCCGGTATCGTCCACGTTGATGATGCTTGGATGATGTGTTCCGGCAAGGGTGATTATGCGTTCCGCTGTTTCGACGAGACTGGTTTTGCTCCAGCTAACGAGGTCTACTAGGTGGCGTCCCTTTACGATGGCTACAGCGGTTCGGTCGGCTCCGTATCGGGCCACGTCAACGCCGAAGCTTACGCCGCCGCCTGTTTGAGGTTGGCGTTCGGTCGCGTCTGTGAGTTGCTGCCAGCTTATGATCTGGTTGATTGTTTTCTCGTAGGGCATTCCTTCCCAGATGTGGGCGAAGTCTGGGTTGTTTCGTGATTCTTCGACCTGCTGTTTGATTTCCTCGGGAAGGATTCCGGCCTGTTCCGCGTCCCGCCATGTGGTGTGATGGTGGGTGGTGCGCTGTTGGGTGAGCTGGCTCGGGTGGGTGACGAAACGTGTGGTTATCGCATCCTCCGGGGTTAGGGGATTGCGGGTGAAGATAATGGTGCTGCCGTTCTTTCGGATGGTCGGCAGCAATACGTCTAGGCTATGGTCGGTGATGAACTGGGCTTCTTCTACCCAGCACCTGTCCACGCCCTCGACGCCTTTTAGTGTGCTTTCGGGGTCTTCGTGCAAGCCTTTGAACCAGAACACGCTGCCGTTGACGTGTGTTATTTGTTCGCGGGTGATGGTGAAACCGGGAAGCTCATAGCGGCTGATGATATCCGCTAGGAGCTGTTTGACGCTTTCCTGAATGCTGTTCTGGAATTCACGGGTGCATAGGATGCGGGTGGGGTACATGCTGGCTTCGAGCGCTAGGGCTAGGGCTACGCTGGTGCTTTTCGCGCTTGAACGGCCTCCGCTGTAGTCGTAGTAGTGGTATGGCGGATTGTCACGGTCATGGAGGAAGAACAGTAGATCTTCGTATGCTTTGGGGATTACGAGGTTGAATGTTCCGTTTTGTTCCATAATGTGCGCGCGATTCTCAATAGTATGGTCTTCACCCGAGGGAACCCGAGCCTTATTGAGAATAGTAGGCTCGGGTTTGTTCACTTCACCGTGACGTTGATCGTAGGCGGCTCGTACATCTGCACCGTCTGGTCAACCTGCTGTCGGGGCATTCCCTCGGTACGGTTGGCGACGTCCTGATAGGAGCGGAATGATTTCTCATCGCCCTTCTTCGATTCAAGAACACGACGAAGGGCGATCTGTTCAGCTTGGGTCAGTTCGTCCATACGCTGCACCCACTCCGCGATTTCCTCGTTCGTGAGTTCAAGGAATTGCTGGAGGTTGTATTTCACGCTGCCGCGTTTTGTCCATTTACGGCTGCGGTCTTGTGGGCGTTCTTGGAAGCCGCCTTTACCGGTTGGGTTGTTTACTCCGCCGGTGATTCTTCCGTGTGCGTCTCGGGTTACGTTGCTCATAAGGGATATTTTATGCTTTCTTGGGTTTAGTCTGTGTGTTGTGTTGGTTGATGATGGTTTGTATTTCTTCTGGAGTGGTGTTGAGTAGGGTGGCGATGTATTCGGTGTTGTAGTGTTTGCGGTGCCATTGGAGGGCTAGTTCGGTTTTGTGTTGGCTGAGGGGCATGATGGTTCCTTACGCGAGGATGTAGGTTATGAGTAGTTTGAGTAGGGCTATGGTGCCGGTGGTGGTGAGTAGGATGGTTAGGGTGATGAGTAGGATGCCGAGGATGCGGCCTACTTTGTAGCTGGTTGTGTTTTTCTCCGGCTTGTCGGTGTTGCGGAAGTAGTCGAATTCGCTTGGTTTTTTCATTGGTTTGGTTTCCATGTGATCGTTAGGGATACGCCGGTGGTGGTGTTGTCGGCGTATCGTTTGTGGCTGGTTACGTCGGTTATCTGGCAGTCGTCTCGCCAGATGTGGGTTTCGGTGATGGCGTCGTATAGGGCGCGTTGGAGTTTGTCTATGTCGGGTTTGACTGTGGGGTGTTTGCGTTTGTGGGGTGGGATGGTTTTGGGGCGTGGCAGGTAGAATGTGGTTTCTATTTTGATGTATGAGTTGGGTGGGATGGTTGGGTGTTTGTGGCTGAGGATGGTGTCGCGCACGTGGTCACGCCACGGGCGTTCCTTTCTGTCCATCGGTATGAGGCGGGTGACGGGTTTGCCTGTGGTTCGGCTTCTGCCGGTGATTGGCCGGTAGGAGCCTTTACTGGCAGGGATGCCGGGAATGAACAGGCTGAACGATAATGGTTCGCCTATCATTGGTTGACCTCTGCCAGATTGAACGTTGGTTGCGTTTCCGTTTTGAGTTTGAGTGTGCGTAGGATGTCGGCGCGGTTGCTTTGATGCTTGTATGCTAGTTGGTTTTGGCCGACGTATTTGAAGCGTTGCCCGTAATTGTGGCAGAACAGCGGGTCTGGGTTGTTCTTGTAGATTTCGAGGATTCGTCGGTAATATTCGGCGTCGTTTTCGGGTTGCCCGTTGAGGCAGCGTTGTGTGGTGTCCGGCCAGATCAACGCTCCGCATCGAGGATAATAGGAGACGGGTAGGATACCGTCCACGGGTTTCGGGTTTGCGGTGATGGACTTCATGGGCGTCCAGAAGTCTCCGGTTTTGCTGAGCATGTCCCGGTAGGTTTTGACGAAGCCTATGAGATCGAACGATTCGGCTGTAAGGCAGCATTCGAGAATGTTGAATTCGTCCATACTGTTGACGAACGCATGGCACTCCAGCAGGTATAGGAGGGCGACCGGGATACTGTTGAGTTCGTTCGCGTCCTCGTGGTCTAGGAGGGTTATGGTGGTGTCTTCGCGGTCGTCTATGGGGCAGTTCTGCCAAACTTTGACGTATGCGCGTTTCGTGAATTTCATGATTGCGCCTTTCCTGAAAATACGCCGGTTTGGTAGGCGTCACAGATCATCCGGACGAGTTCGTCTGCCTCTAGTTGGATAAATGGGTACTCGCTCGTATCGATTTCACGGCCAGCATCCTGTTTGGGGTTCTCGGTTTGTTCCGATTCGGTGGTCTTCGATGAGGCCAATAATTCTAGGACTTCATCGGAGACTTTGACAGTTGATTCGATGATGTAATTCTTATCTTGCTTGT